GTTTGTTGTTTTTCATTAAAACCTACCCCCTAATAAAATGTTAACATATTAAACGTGTTTTCTCCAAATTCTTTAGGGGGCTAAATAGAGAGCGACTTGGCTTTTTAGTTTACTGCATTGACAGTATTGATCAGATTGGAGGTGTGCTTGATGCAATACAATCCTTATGAATATCAGAAATATGCAACTAACTTCATACTGGAGCATCCGGTATCAGCGATTCTACTTGATATGGGCCTTGGCAAAAGCGTGATTACTCTGACAGCAATAATCGACCTTCTCTTTGACCGATTTGATGCACATAAAGTCCTGGTTATTGCGCCCCTTCGGGTAGCTAAGAATACTTGGCCTGCAGAAATTGAAAAATGGGATCACCTGCGTGGCCTTACCTATTCCGTGGCAATCGGCACAGAACAGGAACGAAGAAATGCACTCATGGCCAAAGCAGATATTTACATCATCAACCGTGAAAATGTGGATTGGCTTGTAAATAAAAGCGATCTCCCCTTCGACTTCGATATGGTGGTAATTGATGAGTTGTCCTCTTTTAAATCCTACAGTGCCAAGCGCTTTAAAAGCCTTTTAAAAGTAAGGCCAAAGATAAAACGCATTGTGGGTCTTACGGGTACCCCCTCCAGTAACGGGCTTATGGATTTATGGGCGGAGTTTCGTATCCTCGACATGGGTCAAAGATTCGGCAGGTACATAACCCATTACCGCAATAACTTCTTTACCCCGGATAAGCGAAATCAGCAGATGATCTTTTCCTATAAGCCGCTACCGGGTGCAGAAAAGACCATATACAGACTTATTGCCGACATTACCATCTCCATGAAATCTACTGATTTTTTGAAAATGCCTGAATGCGTGATAAATGAAGTGCCTGTGTACTTAAGTCCAAACGAACGGGATATTTACGATACCTTCCGTGAAGATATGGTCATAAAGCTTAAATCTGATGAAATTGATGCGGTTAATGCAGCCGTTCTTTCCGGCAAACTCCTGCAGATGGCAAACGGTGCTGTCTACGATGAGGATAGCAAGACTCATCAAATCCACGACCGCAAGCTGGATGCCCTTGAAGATTTAATTGAAGGTGCAAACGGCAAGCCTGTGCTTATTGCTTACTGGTACAACCACGACCTTGAACGAATCTGCAAACGGTTTGATGTTAGACAGATCAAAACGTCAAAGGACATCGCTGATTGGAACCGTGGGGATATTCAGATTGCAGTTATTCACCCTGCTTCTGCAGGACATGGACTAAACCTTCAAAGCGGCGGTTCCACCCTCATCTGGTTCGGCCTAACTTGGTCTCTTGAGTTATACCAGCAGACCAACGCCCGTCTATGGCGGCAAGGTCAGAAGGACACGGTGGTTATCCACCACATCGTTGCCAAAGGAACCATTGACGAACAGGTTATGATGGCGATTCGCAAAAAAGAAAAAACCCAGTCTGACCTAATCAATGCAGTCAAAGCAAATCTGACGGAAAGGAGGAGAACCGCATGAAGGATCCATATGAAATGCTGGCAAATGCCATTGTCCTGCGGGCAGTCAAGGATTACCGCGACTCACTTAAAAAACTGAAAAAGCATCCCAAGAATAAGTCTGCTTTATATACAAAACGTGAAGTAGAGCGGTTTTTCCGTTCCGACTGGTACGCATCGCTTACTGCAGTTGACCCTGAGATGCTTATAGAAAAACTTAAGGGGGAGGTTATATGATGACGGCGAAAGAATATCTCGGACAGGCTTATCGCCTGGACCAACGGATAAATAGTAAATTAGAACAGGTGGCTTCACTTAACGAGCTCGCTACAAAAGCTACATCCACTCTTACCGGCATGCCGAAGAATCCTAACCGGGCAACATCCAAAATGGCAGATGCAGTGGCTAAAATCGTGGACCTGCAAGCAGAAATAAATAATGACATTGATCGTTTAGTGGATTTAAAGCGGGAGATTGTAGGAGTCATTAAGACAGTCAATAACCCTGAATATCAGACTCTCCTTGAGAAACGATACCTTTGTTTTGATACTTGGGAACAGATCGCTGTGGATATGGGATATAACGTGCGGCATGTCTACCGAATACACGATGATGCGGTTGGAATAATTCAAATTCCTTAAAGTTGTCACCTAATGTCACTGTTTGTCAGTATTGCTTTTGTGATACTATCAAGGTAGATAAATATAAAGATCCAGGGCCTTCGTGGAAAAATCTGCGGGGGCTTTTTTCATGGCCAGAATTGAGGTGAGGAAATGCCAAGGAAGCCTAAAAGACCCTGTTCTTACCCCAGCTGCGGTCGGCTCGTTAGTGACGGGCAATACTGCGCTGAACACCAAAAAACTATGAATAGAAATTACAACAAACATCAACGCGACCCTGCATCCAACAAACGATACGGCCGTGCATGGAAACGCATCCGCGATAGATACATCAAGGTCCACCCCCTTTGTGAAGAGTGCCAAAGGCAAGGCAGGCTTACCCCTGCTGAGGAAGTCCATCACATCCTTCCCCTATCGAAGGGCGGAGGAAACGAGAAGAACAACCTCATGTCTCTTTGTAAATCCTGCCACTCCCGAATCACTGTCGAGAGCGGTGACCGGTGGGGGCAGTCAAATCTCTAAAACCTTTTTTAGCGGACAGCGGCGGGGGGCTTCGCGTTAAAAAATTGCGGTTCAAAGGGGGGTTTTAAGCCGTGTCCGTAAAGGAGGTGATGGCGTATGGCAAAAGACGGAACAAACAGAGGCGGCAGACGAGTTCGAGCAGGAGACAAACCAGATCCTCTTGCAGATAAAATCAATAAAGGTAAAACCGCAAAAATACTGGAAGTGCCGGATATAACCCCTGAATCGATACTGGAAGTTGAGGACTTAGATGTGGACTCTGACCTTTACGGAGAAGATATGCCTGCGCCAAGCGACTACCTTAGCACCAGGCAAAAGGACGGAAAGCCTTTAGGGGCGGATGCACTATTTATTGAAACCTGGAAATGGTTAAAAGACCGAGGCTGTGAAAAATTTGTTAACCCAAGGTTAATTGAAGCTTATGCTCAAGCCTTTACACGATACATTCAATGCGAAGAAGCCATCAGCACTTACGGGCTTTTGGGAAAACATCCTACCACAGGTGGAGCAATCGCCAGCCCTTTTGTGCAGATGAGCCAGTCGTTTCAGAAACAGGCAAATCTCTTATGGTATGAGATTTTTGACATAGTAAAGCAAAACTGCACCACCGCTTTTGTGGGCAATCCCCAGGATGATATTATGGAGGCCCTTTTATCAAATAGGAAGGGACGGTGATAATTAGTGAACTCAACAGAACGTTTTGAAAAAGTAAATATAGATAAACTGGTACCCTATGCCAGAAATGCTCGTACACACAGCAAGGAACAGATTCTCCAACTTAGAGCATCGCTGAGGGAATTTGGATTTGTCAACCCAGTCATCGTGGACAAGGACTTAAATATCATAGCAGGTCATGGCAGAATCCTGGCCGCCAAGGAAGAAGGCGTCAAGGAGGTCCCTTGTGTATTTGCAGAGCATCTTAGCGAAGCGCAAAAACGCGCTTACATTATTGCCGACAATCGCCTAGCCTTAAACGCAGGCTGGGACGCTGAGATGCTTTCTGTAGAGATTTCTGATCTTCAAGGCGTAGACTTTGACATCTCCCTTCTTGGCTTTGACGATGCGGAGTTAAATAAATTGTTGGGCGATAATGATGATGTCCAAGAAGATGGTTTTGATGTAGATGCGGAGCTAAAAAAGCCTGCTACTACTAAACCGGGTGATCTTTGGCTTTTAGGAAAACATCGTCTTGTCTGCGGTGATTCCACTAAGGCTGAAACATTTGAACTATTGATGGATGGAAAACAAGCTAACCTTACAGTTACAGATCCGCCTTACAATGTAAATTATGAAGGAACAGCTGGAAAAATTAAAAACGATAATATGGCTAATGAAGCTTTCTATGATTTTCTGCTTGCATCGTTTAAGAACATCGAAGCAGCAATGGCAAAGGATGCTTCTATTTATGTATTCCATGCGGATACTGAAGGGTTAAATTTCAGAAAGGCTTTCTCTTATGCCGGTTTTTATCTTTCCGGTACTTGCATCTGGAAAAAGCAGTCGCTGGTTCTTGGTCGCTCCCCTTATCAATGGCAACATGAACCTGTGCTCTTTGGCTGGAAGAAATCCGGCAAACACAACTGGTATGCCGACCGTAAGCAAACTACCATTTGGGAATTTGAGAAGCCGAAAAAGAATGCAGATCATCCAACGATGAAGCCTGTAACACTGGTGGCTTACCCTATTTTAAACTCAAGCTTAACTAATTGCATCGTTCTTGATCCCTTCGGGGGCTCCGGAAGTACACTTATTGCCTGCGAGCAGACGAACCGAATCTGTCATATGATTGAGCTTGATGAAAAGTTCTGCGATGTCATAGTGAAAAGATTTTATCAGAATTTTCCTGAAAACGCTATAAAACTAAACGGCAGCCCTGTAAATCCAGAGCTGCTGTTTAAAGACTCCTGATAAACAAAATTGAACCTCCAATGGTTAGATATGGTGCCGGGTATAGATATCAGGGTGCTCAATGCTTGACCGCCGCCAAACCTTAAGTCGCATATTCTAAATAATATAACTCACATACCACTTGCTATTTACAGCTTTCAGAGTGATATATGTTACTACCAAAAAAGAAAGGTGGTATGGAAAATGAGAATTGACTACAATATGACAGGCCCAAGACGCAAAGCCCTGGTAGAAGCTATCAGCCAGGAACTAAACGCCCCAGTAAAATACCTGGGTGCTCCTACCTTCACTTATGTGGTGGACAGCTATAACGTTGACAGGAACGGGGTGCTTGCAGGTAAGGACAACCCCGGACTGGTTGCTGACCTTTTAGGATTACATGATTTCAAAGCGGTTTGTGAAAAATATGATGCCCCGCTTCCTGAAGCAGAGCCCGTTCCAGAGGATTTGCAGATCCCCTTTGAAGCTGCTCTCGGCGGCAGGATTAGTCCTTATAAGGACTATGAGGAACTGCCTTTTAAAGATTCAGCATTACAAGAAGAAGTAGATTCCTTGACCATCGAAATGCCAAGGGCAGATTTTACTGATGCAGCGATTGAAAACCTAAAAAGACTGGTAGAAAGCAAAGAAACTCTCATTAAGAAGGCTTTGGATACCGACTCAGTTCCGGTAATCGTTGAAGAAGAAATCATAAGTTTTCCTTGGTTTAGGGGTGAGCGGAACTCCGATGAAATCAAAGCCTACACCCATTTTATTGCGGCTCTTTGCGAAATGGCCAAGACGCAGAAAAGGGTTAATGCCAGAGAAAAAGCTGTGGAAAATGAGAAGTATGCCTTCCGTTGCTTCCTCCTGAGGCTGGGCTTTATAGGCCCGGAATACAAAGCTGAGCGCAGAATTCTTTTGTCTAAACTAACCGGCAGTGCTGCTTATGCGAAGATAAAATAAAGGCAAGGAGGATTAAGAATGCTTAAAGAAATACACCCGGAAATGCTAAAACAGCTAAGAAGCTATTATCCACCAGGCACAAGGGTAATGCTTATCAGAATGAATGACCCCTATACCAAGCTTCAGCCCGGCACTAAAGGCACTGTCACTGGTGTTGATGACATTGGAACAATCCATGTAAATTGGGATTCTGGTAGCTCTTTAGGGATAGCTTTTGGCGAAGATGAATGCCGGAAAATTGGGGGGGCCAGAATATGAATGAGAAGATTAAGGAGCAGATACTAATTATTAGGAACAGCGGTGTTACAAATATGTTTGATGTTAATAGAGTCCAGCATGAAGCTAACTGCCTAGGCTTTTACGAGTTGGTTTTATATTTGGAAGAGCATAAAGATGAATACGGTAATTTTATTCTAACTGGTGAAACACGGTAAATAGCTTTTCAAAAGCAAGGAGCTTTCAAGCGAAGGCTCTTTTCTTTTGCCCATTTTATATTACGGAAAGGAGGCGGTATTTATTAGAAAACTAAAGGAATATACACCAACAAAATTTATGGCGAAGGATTCAGTTTATTGTAAGGATGCCGCCGACTATGCTGTTTCCTTTATACAAGCTCTAACCCACACTAAAGGTACATGGGCGGGAAAGGCCTTTGAACTTATAGACTGGCAGGAGCGGATTGTAAGAGATGTGTTTGGCATTCTGAAACCTAATGGGTATAGGCAGTTTAACACCGCTTATGTGGAGATACCCAAGAAAATGGGTAAATCTGAACTTGCAGCGGCTATTGCCCTGCTTCTTACCTGCGGAGATAACGAAGAACGAGCCGAAGTTTATGGCTGCGCCGCTGATCGCAATCAAGCATCTATCGTTTTCAACGTGGCTGCTGATATGGTGCGGATGTGCCCGGCTTTAGCGAAGCGTGTTAAAATCCTTGATTCCATGAAAAGGCTTATCTATAAACCCACAGGTAGTGTTTATCAGGTGCTTTCCGCAGATATCAAAAACAAGCATGGCTTTAACACCCATGGCGTAGTCTTTGATGAGCTGCATACTCAGCCCAATAGAAAGCTATATGATGTTATGACCAAGGGCAGCGGTGATGCCAGAATGCAGCCTTTATATTTCCTTATAACCACCGCCGGGGATAATCAAAACAGCATCTGCTGGGAAGTACATCAAAAGGCAGTAGATATCATTAACGGTAGAAAAACTGATCCTACCTTCTACCCTGTTATTTACGGAGCTGACTTGGAGGATGACTGGACAGATCCCAAAGTATGGAAAAAATCAAATCCCTCTCTGGGAATCACAGTCACAATGGATAAGGTTAAAGCGGCATTTGAATCAGCAAGGCAAAACCCAGCAGAAGAGAATAGCTTCCGGCAGCTTCGATTAAATCAATGGGTAAAACAATCTGTGCGCTGGATGCCTATGGATAAATGGGATAAATGCGCTTTTAAGGTTGATCTAGAAAAGCTAAAAGGGCGAGTTTGTTATGGCGGACTAGACCTTTCCTCTTCCACCGATATTACAGCTTTTGTACTGGTGTTTCCTCCAATCGATGAAGATGATAAATACAGCATTATGCCTTTTTTCTGGATTCCGGAAGAGAATGTTGATTTACGTGTCCGGCGGGACCATGTAAATTATGATTTATGGGAAAAACAAGGTTTTCTTAAAACCACCGAGGGCAATGTTGTCCACTATGGTTTTATGGAATCTTTCATCGAGGAATTAGGCTTAGACTATAACATTCGTGAAATCGCCTTTGACCGCTGGGGTGCTGTACAAATGACACAAAATCTCGAAGGGATGGGCTTTACCGTTGTTCCTTTCGGTCAAGGATTTAAGGATATGTCACCACCTACCAAAGAACTGATGAAGCTTACTTTAGAAGAAAAGTTAGCCCATGGCGGGCATCCAGTACTTCGCTGGATGATGGATAATATTTTTATCCGCACTGATCCAGCAGTAAACATTAAGCCGGATAAAGAAAAATCTACTGAGAAAATAGACGGTGCAGTAGCAACTATTATGGCCCTCGATAGGGCTATCCGCTGTGGCGGAGAGACAGGGTCTTCAGTTTATGATGATAGAGGGCTTTTAATACTTTAGTGCTATTGGTTCCATGGTATAATCAGTTTAACTAAGTAAAGGCTTTTTTATGGTTAGTGGTGATAAAACATGCGCATAAAAACGGTTAAGATTAATTGGTCTTATCCGGTGTTATATGAAAACATTTTTTCCTCTATTAGGGTTAATGAAAAGGGAATATATTATTTATCCAGGAAGTTTGGAGATAAGGAAACGCTGTTGTATATTGGGAAAACAAGTAACAGTTTTTACAACCGCTTATATTCCCACAAAGATTGGCTGAATCTATATCGAGGAAAGCTGTTTGTTAGGCTGGGCATAATCGTTTCGCCAAAGACCTATGACGATAATTTAATAACAGATGTGGAAAGTGCTTTGATATATGAAATGCAGCCATTTGAAAATACAGATAAAACCAATGGCTATTATTATCTCAATGAGTGCAAAATAGTAAATATCGGATATAAGGGGCTGTTACCTCCCGTTATTTCGTAAGCGTCAAGTAACAAGGTGTATTGAAAAATGAGCAAAACCAGTGTAAACTGAGGTTTTGCTCTACTTACAGGCTTTCTGAACT